ACGGTTACGCACCCCGTCACTTGTCAGACTTGTTAATGCACTGTCGCAAGTACTGCAAGCGGAAGGGGTTCACGTTTCGATACGTGTGGGTGATGGAATTGCAAAAACGGGGCGCGCCACATTATCACGTGCTGATCTGGATGCCCTCAGGGATGCGCTTGCCGATGCCGGATCGCCAAGGCTGGTGGAATCATGGCTCGACTCGAATCGAGTGGGCGAAAAACGCAGTCGGCTACATCGCCGGCTACGTGGGCAAAGCAACTAATGTTTTTGAGTTCCCCTTTGGTGCTCGTATTTATGGGTCTGGTGGTTTGGATTGTCGAGCGCTTGTCGAGGCGCGGTGGTGGAAGTTGCCGCTCTGGGCGCGTAAGCGATGGGATTTGATTACTGATGTTAAACGCGTTGCGGGGGGATTCGTAAAGGTTTCTACGGGGGAGTTCGCTCCAACCCCATGGGAAGTTGTGTTCTTGGAGGGGCGATATTACCTGAAAAGGAAAAACGAGCATGATTGTAAAAGGGATAGTGGAAATTTTCAGCATGGATGTCAGGGAGTCGAGTGGTACGAGCACGAGAGATGGCAAAGCGTGGTCGATCCGTTCACAGGAATCATTTTCCAAACTAGGGGAACACGAAACGAGAATGGTTCGAATCCGTTTGGAGGATGGACAGAAGGCGTACCCGGTCGGTAAGTACGAGCTGCTCGGGAACATGCGTGTCGGTCAGTACGGTGAGCTGCTTGCACCGTTTGACATTGAGTTGGTGAAACTTCCGACGGATGCGCCTAAGGCTGCGGCGAAGTAGTGTGAAGTTTCGGTCTGCCATCATCGTTCTCGGGGCAATCTGCTCTGCGTCGGTGGTGGCAGATTCTTATACGGGTTGGCAGGCTGTGAATGTGGCCTATGTGATCAATGATAAACATTCAGATTCACCGTTCGCCGCTTGCGTTGACGCTGGCGGTTTTTTTGTGGATGCCACGTTAACGGTGTCGGTAGTATCGGGGTCTTTCAATCCGGGTACTGGTGTTTGTACTTTGCAATTGGATAATGGCACGGCGGGGGCGGTAACCATTTCTTCGGTTTCGCCTTCGTGTTCTGATGACATTATTTTTGATTTTGATAGGCAGCAATGCGTGGATGGTGTCGGCGTCGATGCGCAGTATGCGGTCATGCTTGCGGGCTTTTGTTGGTTGTGTCTCATTGGTGGAATTCTAACGGGTCTTAAGATGGTGGGCTGATGGCTGAGCAATGTTATAACTGTCATGAGGGAAAAATCGAGACACGGAAAGGTGATCGATGCCCTGATTGTTGGGCGTCGTCGGTTACGTGTCGTTGTGGTTCTATGAAAGATTACATTCCGTTCAAGCGCTGGCTTGATTGTCCGGTGTGTTTGGGAACTGGGTTTCAGGCACCGAAGCAGTTGCGGTTAGCGCTTAACGAATTGTCAGTGGTCTACAGGGGTAAAGGTTGATGGTTGCTGCGTACATTGGTTTTGGTTTCATATTATTCACGGTGGGATTTACGGGTGCTTATTTCATCGCGTTGTTTCGGGCAAGCACCTCTATCGTCACGTAAGGAAAGGTTGTCATGCATTATGTGTATGCGGCAGTTCCGACCGAAGCGAGTGCTGCTGTAACGGGTTTGGTTACCGATGCGGGTTTGTATGTTGCTTCTTTGTGGCCGCTGATTATTGCGGTCGTGGTCGGGTTCGTGTTCTTCAAGCTTTTCAAGAAGGGCATAAACAAAGCGACATAGGGCCGGATCGGTTTGGTTTCGGCACGGTGGGGTTGACGGGCGCTTATCTCATCGGGTAGTTCGGGCAAGCGCTCATGGTGTAGTCATTGGGGTATCTATCATGCAAAAGGTAATGGTCTTGCTGATGGTCGCTTTGGCGTTTCTGAGTTCGGTCGTTCATGCGGCCGTGCCGACCGAGGCAGCAACTGCGGTAACCGATCTGGTAACGGATGCGGGCACCTATGTTGCTTCTTTGTGGCCGCTGATTATTGCGGTCGTGGTCGGGTTCGTGTTCTTCAAGCTTTTCAAGAAGGGCATAAACAAAGCGACGTAAGCGGACGGGAAGCGGGCTATCACTCTGTGTGTCTTCGCACTATTAGTGGTGGTCCGCTTTTTTCGTTGCGAAGCCCTAGTTGCATTTTAACCAGGGCGCAGCAAATTGGGAGAAATCATGGATAGCAGGGTAAGGGTCGCATTGGGATCGTTCCTTATAGGCGTTCTGGTGGCGTCGGTTTTCGCGAGTTCAGCGTCTGCACATTGGAATCGGAATTTTAATCGCGACGGTCACTATTATCTGGCGAATTTTGCGACGGAATTTCGATTAGATCCAAATGTCACGTCCGCAGAGGGTGCGGCAAATAATAACCATACGGTGTGTGTGGTCGATGTTAACGAGGGGTTTTTCCGTGGTCCGAATTGGCGGTATCAGGCTTATCCGCCGGGTTTTGACTGCGGCACGGTTTGGGATTTTCATTTTTCGCACACTGGGGGAAATGAGCGGCATTGTGCGGTGGGTAATATTTGGGATGAAACGTCGCAGGCTTGTGTGGTTGGCGGTAAGTGTTTGGCTTTTGACGGGGTGACTACAGATTATATTTCGACGGTTGCGGGTGAACCATTTGTGAATGTGTTTAACGATGCGGTCGGGTTGTCGTGCTTGCAAGTTCGTCAGACCAGTTCTGTTAACGGGTCTTGCTTTGACGTTCAGTACAAGGCTAGTGCATGGGAGGCGTCTGATCACGATGAGTGGTCTACGTTGAATGACAGTGCAGGGAACGAGGAGATTGGTACAACGATCACTTTGCCGGGGGCGACGTGCCCAGGTGAAGCTGATCCGGTATGGCCCGGGGCTGCTCCGGGTGGTCCGCCGCCGCCTGATCCGGTGGCTGCGTGTCCTGTTGGTTTCGATAATTTTCACAGCTGGCCGTATGACGGTGGGCTAGGAAACGATGCGGATAATATCTGTACTGCTTCGGGGTGTCGTGCGGATATTGTCGGGGTTACGGTGTGTTCGCCGGCTGCTGGCTGGTGTGTTGGGGACGTTAATTACACAGGGGCGTTTTGCGATGGAACTGAGGATTACATGACGGGGTCGGATGGTGGGATTGATATTCCGGGGTCTGGTCTTGGGTCCGTTGAGGGCGTGTTGAATAAAATTCACACTCGTCAGGCGCAACAGATGATTGCGACAGCGGTGGGCGATGCTGCGACGGTCGCGGCTATCATTGCGTCGGGGGCTGGTGTTGAGTCTGCCATCGAGGACGGACACGATTTCACGGATATTGTGGAGGATGAACCCGGTCAAGATGGTTTTGACGATGGCATCGAAACATTGAATGCAAATCTTGGGACGGATATGGACGGGGTTATCAGTGCGCTATCTGATCCGAACGATTTCACAGATACGACTGTTGTGGGCGATACGCTGGCGTCGGTTTTCAACATTGATTACGGGTGTACGGATATTATCCTTGATGCGTTTGGGCAGAATGTAACTATCGAGTGTTCGGCTGCTTCGCAGTTGCGCGATTTAATTTCTTGGATCGCGCGGATTTTCTTCGTGATTGCAATGTTCAATCTTGTCACGGCTAGGCCGCCAAAATAAGGGTCATTACGGTATTGGTTGGGTGTCGATCGTGCGTTAGGCGGCATCTGGTGAAGGTGTTTTTTTGACGGAGTAAAGAAGTATGGCACTTCCGGGCGTTTTGTTAGGTCTGCCGTGGTTGGCGTCTGTTTTGGGTTCGTTGTTTACCGCTGTTGTCGGTTGGCTCGCAATATACATGACGAAACGGATTGCGATTCTGGCTGCGGTTCTGATTGCGTTGACCACATTGACGGTTGCTTTCATTGCGATCATTGAGTCCGCGGTGAGTGGTTTTACTTATGCGTTTCCGTTCGCGGTTAACTTCGGTTTTTTAATCCCTGCTGATCTTCAGCCGCTTGCGGTTGCTTATTTTACGGCGCGTCTTGCGCATTGGGTCTACAGTTGGAATGCGCGGATTGTCCAGTTACGTTTATTCTGATGGCGATTTACATCATTACGGGCAAGCTCGGTGGGGGGAAGACGCTAGCAGCGGTGTCGAAAATCAACGATGCAATTGGGCGCGGTCATCGGGTCGCGACTAATCTCGATCTTGACTTGGTCGAATTGCCTGCTTGTACTCGAAGCTCGAAATCTTGTCGCGTCGTTCGTGTTCCTGATCGGCCAAGCGTTGACGATATCGGTGCGATAGGGTTTGGCATCGAGGGCGTTAATAGCCTGGCCGATGCGCGGCGCTCTTATGATGAGAGCAAATTCGGTTTGCTTGTGCTCGATGAGTGCGGCACTTGGTTGAATTCTCGCGAGTGGCAGGCGGAAGGCCGGCGCGAATTAATTAATTACTTGTTGCACATTCGGAAGTATCTCTGGCATGTGTACTTTATCATTCAAGATGTTTCCGCGTTGGATAAGCAGGCTCGTAAAGCGTTGGCTGAGCACGTTGTCTATTGCCGGCGAATGGATCGGATTGCTGTTCCGATCATCGGGACTGTGGTGGGTTGGTTTTGGGGTGATCGTCTTAAACTTCCGCAGATGCATTTGGCAATTGTGAAGTATGGTGATCAGCCGCAGTCGATGACGGTTGACAAGTGGTGGTACAAGGGGTCGGATTTATTTCGGGCGTATGATACGACACAGGTTTTCATGGATGATTACGAGCATGGCGTCTATTCTCTTTTGCCGCCGTGGTACAAGTACAGGAAGTCGCTCGTTTCTTGGAGTTGGAGAAATCGAATGAGATTAACGCAGATTTATTTGCGGCAGTATTCGCGAACGGTCTTACTTGCTGCCGGCGTCTTTTTGGGCGCGGTCGGTTTGTCTGCTATCGGTGGTGATGGTCCTGAGATCATCGACGCTGCAATTGCCGCGCCTGTTGTAACCGACGAAAACCAGCCGGAAATACCTGCCCTGGGCGCGAGCAGAGCGGAAGCCCAAGGCGTATTACCGCTGGTTTATCGGTTGCGCTTCGACGGGTTGTATTCCCCTCCCGGTAGGGCAGAGCGCGTTTTCTTCAGTGATGGGGAAAAGCGCTATTCCCGTTGGGCGCTGCTTGCTCGAGGCGTCACCATCGCTAAGGTTGAGAACTGTCGGTGGCGTCTGGATCAGGGGCCAGATGTGACCATCGTGGGTTGCTATGAGTAGCGCGCCACTCGTCCGCGCCAGCGGGGGAGGGCTGCGCTACAGTGGCAGCCTGTGGGGTTGTTTTTGACCGTTGACGTGCTTCGAGGGTCTCGTATTCGCTTCTGGCGTCGTTTGGGGCTATTGTGCGCCCCATGGGTAGGGGTAGAGCAGAATTAGACCGTATCAGCTGGCCGTACGGTCTGCTATCCCCTAGCAGTAACCCCGGGTGCCGTGTTGGTGCTCGGGGTTTTTTTCGTTCGAGGGGATGGTATGAACACTGGGCTTGTCTATTCTTTAACAAGTGGGAACCTCTTGCCGCTCGATACGGCGCGGGTTCGTCTTAGGTCGTTAAAATGTTCAACAATCACAAGCGCTCGACTGCTGCAAGAACAGGCCCAGCGTGGTGGCTACAGATACAGAGTCGCGATGTTGACCTTGACCTATGGGTCCATGGACGGTTACGCACCCCGTCACTTGTCAGACTTGTTAATGCACTGTCGCAAGTACTGCAAGCGGAAGGGGTTCACGTTTCGATACGTGTGGGTGATGGAATTGCAAAAACGGGGCGCGCCACATTATCACGTGCTGATCTGGATGC